CCGAAGGCTATAGCCAAGAAGGTCGGGAAGTACAGAAAGTGAAAGGCAGAAGGCCGACCAAGGCCGAGCATGAGTGGCTCGATGAAGTGTCGAGCCTAGGCTGCATCGTTTGTAGGATTCATCACAATGTCTGGTCACCGGCAGAAATCCACCACCTCGAAGGCAAGACGAAAAGGTTTGCCCACTTCAAGGTCATCCCTCTCTGCCCGACACATCACCGAGGAGGCATTGACACAGATTTTGCAGCTAGTCGTCACCCGTATAAAGCATCGTTTGAAAAACGGTATGGAACCGAAGAGGAGTTATTGAATGAAGTCTGTAACCGAGTCGGGAAAGATTCAGGTTGGTGGGAATCACTACAAGAATCTGAAGATTCAACCGACTAAGTACTGCATCGCGAACCGAATCCCGTTCGCCGATGGCAACGTAATCAAGTACATCAGCCGACACCCGTACAAGAACAAGGAGCAGGACGTACTCAAGGCGCTGCACTACTGTCTTCTCATCCTTGAGAACGAATATAGAATCACGCCACCGATGGCATGGAGTTACTTGAATGGCGATAAACAGCAGGGCGAAAGGGGCGGCAGCCGAAAGAGAAGTGGCCGCTCTAGTGTTCGACGAACTCGGGGTAAGGCTCCAGAGAAACCTAGAGCAGTACAGGTCAGACGAGCAAGGTGATCTGAACGGCTTGGATGGCTGGACTATCGAGGTCAAGCACTATGCCAAAGCGATAGACTACAAGCCGGAGTGGTGGCGTCAGGTAACTGCCGCCGCCATCAGTAATTCAGAGGAGCCAGCACTGGTCTGGCGCGGAAACCGTCAAGCATGGAGGGTGACAGTTAGGTTAGCGGCGATCAACTCTGACATAGCGTTTGATCTGGCCGACGAACCTGTAACGCTGTCTTTCAAAGCATGGTCAAGCCTCGTAAGAGAAAGCCTCAAGCCATCGCGCCATACGTCTCAGACTTTCCAGTCCTCAAGTGGGCAGATCGATGCGGTAAGCATCTCCATCACGAAGAGCGAGTAGCGTGGCTAAACGAGAATGTTCCAGAGTTCCTGCATGAGCAGACTCTTGCGATTTCTTACTACACGCTTTGGAAGGTGATTCACGACCTGCCATCAAAGGCAGAACGTCGAGCGGCAATAGACGAGATACCCGACCCTATGTACAGGAGGATGGTCGAGAACTTCATATTGCATTGGTGGAACAAAGTACATAAGATGTAAAGCTGAAAGCGATTTGCTTTCGAAGGAGATAACAATGGCTATGATGAAGAAGAGCAAGGCCGCGAAGAAGCCGGTCAAGAAGGCCGCCGCGAAGCCGATGGCCAGCAAGCCGATGCGTTCTGGCGTTGCCGTTAAGAAGGGCAAGTAATCGTTCGATTACAGAAGAGGGGGCGGTAATACCGCCCCTCTCTTTTAGTCTTCCCAAGTAATCTTTCCGCCGAATCGCCTAGCGTCGTTCTCTATTCGGCGCCTCTTGGCTGAGAGAGACTGGTCTCCAGTCCAGATAAGCCACCACCACTTCGAGACCTTGGCTTTGAACTCCCTCCAGCTCTTGGACTGGAGTTCGTATTCCGTATCTCTGATTTCCTGCATGGTGTACAGGGGCTTCACGGAAGCCCATTCGTCTTTCGGTTTTGTCGCCGAAATGTATTTGTATTCGCGACCCATTCCGTCTGCTGTTTCGACGAGATAGCAGATCGGCTCTTTACTTTCGTCTTTTCGTTTCACGCTTTATCTCCTTCATTGCCCTCTCCATCGGCTCGTAATCCTCCGGCAGACCGCAGTACCGCATCAGGGTCAGGCAAGCCTCCCTCACCTCCATTGCATTCTCTACGTCCACCGAGAGAAAGACGTCCAAGATTTGGTCTTTTACGATGTCCTCTACCTGCTCGGGAAAAACTTTTACGACGTACAAGGTACCTCGACTCGGAACTCCCGAACAGTAAGACGTCGAGGCTGCCCTCTCTTTTAGCTTCTTCCGCTTCATCTATGCATCTCCCTAATGTCCTCACCCACCAGTCAACGTCGGTCATCGACCTAAACTCTTCCTGAGTCATGCCCCTTCTGCGTGACTTCTTGTTGCAGAGCGAGCATAAGATTCCCTTGCCTGCCGATGGCAGGCTACAGGCTTCGCACCTTTTGCCGTACATCCTATCTGTCATTTGAACTTGGACATGTCTCTGTAGTAGTACTCACAGTCTTCGTTCCAGTTATAGAACGGAGCGATCGTGAAATACGCTTGCCATTCTTCGTTTGGCTTCGCCGTAAACCTGTAGCAGGTATCCCTGCGAGGACAAACATTTCCTTCGTGTTCGCCCGAACACTTTGTTATATCAGCCATCATTATTCTCCGCGAACTTGAACCACTCGCAAATCTGGTTCATGACTTCCTGCCGTATTACTTCGATGATCCGATCTTCGCCCGGATCTTTTTCGTACTTAAACGCACGTCGAACACCGATGGCTATGCCGTCATCAACGGCCATCTGTATTACCTTGTATGTGTCTGGGGTCATTTGCGTAGCCTAGAGTTAGTGAACTCTTTCTCGATGCGGATATACCTGTCATGTCTTTTGATGCCGCGATGCGCGGCACTCAGTATTACGGACAGGGGGACTCGCCACTTCTTGGCTATCATCGTGTAGGTTGGTTTCGTCATGCGTCCAAGTAACGCTTTCCTGCTCTTGACCCTGAGCAGGACTTTGTACTGACGTATCGAGATGCTTATGTGGAAAGGCATGTTTGCTCCATCGAAATCCGTTTGCCTACGCAGTCACCAATAATCCACGCCGCCCCTCTTCGCCGCCCACTCTGGCGGAGGAACCCTGCGCCACTCGTAATCCCTAGCCGCCCTGAGTCTTCGAATAAAAAGAATAAAGTCCATGATCATTGGTTTCTCCCAAGTTGCATCTTCAGGTATGCCAAAGTCCTATCAGGCATACGCCTCCATCTCTTGCTTTCCCTATTCACCCGCCAGCTCTTGACCGTGTCGTAACTGGTCATGGACAGGCGCATGACATCCTCAATCTTCAACTGCATCGAGGCCATCATCGACTTGAGTTCTTCGTTGGTGTCTGTCTTCTTCCCAGACCACTCTTGCGAGATGGCCTTCTTTGGAACCGCCGCAAGGGCGGAGACTACTTGCTCTTTTGTGACTGACATTACGAGTACTCGACGTTAGCGGAGCCATCCATGATTTCTACCCAAGCAGAAACCTTGTGGATAGGCGAAGGGTCACCGTCTGGGTTGTAGACAATCCGGCAAACCAATTCGCCGGATGTGTCCAATACCCTGACCTCGTTGACGTACATCAACTTCTTTCCTTTCAGGACAGAAATGACGGGCTGACGAATCTCAGCCCGTGCATTCCCCTTGTCTTTGACAAGGTGTGACATATAGACAACAGTCACCAGAGAATCTTCCTCGCCCAGTAGTTGGCCGAGAACTTGTCGTCCTTCGTCAACTTTCCTGACTTGTCACGGATGCCGCCGGAACGGGCAAGGTAGTTCTTGCGTCGCTCCTCGCTGCCGTGCTTGGTGTAGTCGCTCATGCCGCGCAACCCGAAGCGAACGAGTTTGACATCGTCGCCCTTCTTGGCGAGAACCATCTTCTTTTGCTTCGCCCCGGCAGGGGCATCGACAGGCTTGTTGAAACCGGGGAACTTGTGTCCCCGGTAAACAATCTTGCCGCCCTCACGCTTGACGTCACTCGCCTTCACTTGCGCTTGCCCTTCTTCTTCGGAACACCGGCCTTCGACAGGGCGATGGCGACCGCTTGCTTCTGCGCCTTGGCCTTGCTCTTCGGGCGAGAAGTTCCGATCTTGCCCTTCTTCTTGTACGAACGCATGACCTCCGAGATGTTCTCGGACACGACCTTCTTACTCTTTCCAGACTTCAACGGCATTTGACTTTTCCTCTCTTGGTTATGTGTACATTGTACACCGAAAGACTACCCTTCGTGCTTGCTGTTAATCCGCTTTACAGAGGCGGACAACCCCTTTTGTTCGTCATCCGACAGGCCGGAATTCAGAACGCCAGTAAGTGAATTGCGTACCCCACCGGGGAGTTCTGCGGCGACCTTGGCAAGTGCCACGTAGGTCTCCTTCGGAAGGGCGTTAAGGATGGGGACTGCTGCTTTAAGGACTGCGTAAAGGCTCATTAGATTGCTCCATTAAATGTGGACAGGTGATGTAATTCCATAACTCTCAATGTCTGACTTGGTCACTTGGCGGAGCCTCGTCAGCGCCGATTAGTTCGAAGAACTTATCCGGCTCGACGATGACCCGCTTGAGGCAGTTCAGCAACTGAACAGAACCCCTGTAGTGTTGCTCGGCTACCAGCCTCTGCGCTTCTGTGATGATAAGCACGGTAATCATCGCAAGACATTCCGCTATAGCCGCTTTGCCATGTTTCTGTGCTTCCTTCATCAAGTCGGTATTGGCTATGCCAATCGCCCACTCATTCCAGTCGCAACCAAAAACATCGCGTTCCGTTATTTGATTCTCGCTCACGCATCACCGCTTGTAAGGTAAACATTTTTCGCCATGTTGTCGTTCCCGCAGTAGGGACACATCTGCATTAGGTCTTCCTCTCTGTGCATGTGATTCGCCTTACACACTAGGCAAACCATTTCCGATCTAATCTTCTTCTGTATTACGACCTTGTCGTAAGTCTTCTCGTATTCATGAGCGACGATACGGTAACTGTACCCGGGGGTGCCTCCCCGAACCGCGTCATCGAAGCAACGCTTCGACTCCTCGAAGTCGGAGAACATCCATACTTCACCGCACTCGTCTCGAATTGCGTTCCATAGGTCGCTCAAGTTTTTCACTTCAACGCTGAACCGTATCACTTTTAGTACCTCCTCCACGCCTCACTATTCGTGGGGTGTGGAAATCGTTTACGAACGGCACAATCGGGAAAGGAAGTTTTTGGTCGCTCAATGTCGAGGCGAACAGCCTCGCAGCACGGAGTGATTTGAAGCACCCTACCGATTGGTATTCACCCGAGTTGTTCGGGTAATGAACTTCCCATCTAACCAAATTACCTCCCTTTCTCCATGTTCATGTCGGTTCCATCCAACCAAATCTCACAGCCTTTCGCCCATGCGGAGTCGCTTGCACGTTCCGTCTTGAACTCATCCACCTTTGCGTAGATGTGCCACTCCTTGCCGGTCATACGCAGTTCTTGATTTCTGTTGTAGTCGAATCCGAATAGCGTCTTTCGCGGCGGCAACCGCATGGACTTGGGCGTTGTCATCACTCCCCCCGCACCTTCATGTACTTGTCGCAGTACTCTGCGAGGCCACGGTCATAGCCACGGCGGTAATAGAATCGCTGCTCCCCAAGGTAAGGGTTGCAATCCGCGCCGTTCCACCGCCCGTCGTAATAGCCACGGAACATGGCAAGGCTGAATCGAATCAGGTCAGCCATAAGTTTTCTCCTCTACGTTGATGCTCTTGAGCGTCTCCTCTGGAGACAGTTTTGAAATCACTTTGAGCCACGCCTCGATCTTGCTGTGGGCATCGACCGCCTCCATACGCACACTCTTTTCATGGGTGTACGAGATGTAATACTTCTTCGGATACGGCATGGCTACACCATCATTCCGTAGCCAAGGAACTCGACGGAGTCCTTGACCTGCTGCAAGGTGACTCTAGGCGAGATGGATTCACCCATCTCGTCAGCCCCAAGAATCAGGCCGCGACCGGCTAAAGGCTGCGGATATCCACGGAACTTGAAGAACGGCGTGGCCTGTTCACGCAGTAGTCCCTCGTCATCGACGAAGATTCCGTCGTTCGAGTAGCCAATGTTTACGACAGTAAACGCACGGCAACCGTCTCCGATGATGCGGCTAATCTCTCTGAAGTCCCCGTTGTAATCGACAACGGAGACCGTTTCGGTGTGCGGGTCAATCAGTATCGCTTCCATTTTTTGCTCCATTAGTCCTGCTGTAGCCAGCAAACGCGATTATCGATAGCGGGAATAAGTCCTACTCGGTAGTCTGTGCAAAACAAAGCACCGGCATCGTTCCCCTCGTCGTCGCGGGAAGGCCACATAATGTGGCCGTTATCAAACTCAATAACAACTGAGCGGCTATCCCACCCAAGTCGGCTAACCTCCAAGTCATTAAGGTATCGGACGGCGACAATCTTTCTGCCGACCAAAGCATTGGCAGCCTTGCTTGCCCAGTAGTCCGTAGCGGACACGTTCTCCTGCTCCATTTCAGAACTCACTCTTGATACTCCTCATCAGCCACTCTGGTAAAAAAACAGGCCGTTTCAGCCACTCTGGTAATAAAACAGTCCGTCGCCGTTTTCATCTTCTGAAAACTCAACGCCTGTCACCCCTTCAATATCGAAGTCACGAATCTCAACGTCTACACCATCGGGACACTCCGTGACATGAGCGATGCCGCCAATGATTTTTATGACAACCTTTCCCATTTGACCTCACTCCTCCACAGAGACGGCGTCATGTATCCAAGCGGATACAGACTTAACAGGCGCAGACCAGTCTCCACGCACGACCTTCTTGATCTCAAGCGTGAGTTCGTCGATGACAGTATCCGCATCCTCGCTGTCTGGGTTTTCGATTCCATCGAATTCGAAAACGACAAGTGCCTGTAGTTTTTTACTCACCCTCGACCTCCTCGTCGAAAAGCAACTCGTTGATTCTCGCCATGTCCGCGACCTCGTCCTCACTCATGTACAGCAAGGCCGCAAGTAAGGCTTGCTTTGGGTCTAGAAGGCCGTCATCGACGGCCTCTAGGATTTGATTAGTAACCTTTCGCGTCATGCCTTGTGGCTCCCCCTCGCACGGATGGCGTTGACGATTTCCTGCGCGTTGTTGTCGCTGATGCACAGCCCGTAAACAATCTTCGCACACGCCTCCCGCTCGGCCTCGACCGCTCGGGCGATGGCGTCCGGCTCCGCAAGCGCGGCGTCGAGGGCGGCGATTTCGGCGCTGTAATCCGATTTCTCGCCGCTTGGCCTAATCGTTTTGTCCGCGTCTCTGAACGCCGCGTGCAATCTCCAGACCACAGCGCGGGGCAGGGTGATGTTGTCGCTCACGGCTGCACCTCCTGCTTTTCTTCGACATCATTAATGAATTCTTCGGCGTGTACGCATCCGAAATCGGTAAAGGCTTCGTCATTTTCTTCCCACAGTTCTTGCGCCATGTCCGAAGCCTCGTCGCTGTCGTTGGCTTCTACCTCAATTTGATAAACCCGGTGTTCAATCCGGGCAAGTGACACCACAAACTTTTTCATGCCTTGTCCCCTTCTTTAATCTGCACTTGGCAATCAATCGTCCACGATTCGAGGTGGTACCTGTTCGGGTCGAGGTTCATCTTCCGCAGTTGCTCGCGGAACATCGCGGTGATGCCTTCGTAGAACCCTGCATCCACCAACTCATAAGCATCGGCCAACTCGACGCTCAACTTGTTCGGCGCAGGGTCGTCCTCGTCCACCATGTACTCGTCCGGGTCTTCATACCATGTCGTCCAGTACGAATCGCCATCGCCATCGGCGTAAGCCTCCTCCCATTCCTTGGGTGAGTAGTGCTTGTGCAAGCAAGCATCGGAGCAGTAATACTCACAGCCGCTGTCGATGCAGTAGCCCTCGTTCATACCAGCGCCGCACTCGTCGCAAGTACGGGCGTATTTCTTGTAGGCCATAAATCAGCCCTCCATTACACCGTATACGGTGTAAGTCCATCGTGTTCGAACAGGTCACGAATCCACTCGACGGCTTTAGCCGGGTCGTCGGCGACCAACTCCTCGGCCTCCTTCTCGTCCTCGTAGCAGTAGGCAAGCAACGCCGCAGCCTTCCACGGTGCGTCGGCTACCCATTGCTCAAGAGTGTCTCGGACGTAGCAGTTATGAGCCGACCGGACTATCGACCGAACCGACTCTGACGATACCGGCTTGACCGTAGTGTCCTTGGCGGCGCTGCTTTCCTTGACGGAATAGCCGCTGTCCCAGTCGTATTCCTGCCAGTAGTTGCCGTGGGCATACTTGCCGTAGTTGCCGTAGTTGCCGTAACTTTTGGAGCCGGGAACATGAAACCCAAACTTGGACGGAGTCCAAGCGTAGGTATTGGACAACCACGCACCGTTGAAAACGACACCGGCAGAGCGATTGATGATGACGGTATCACCGTCGCCAGTCATAAACCCAAACTTGTTTGACGTACCGATAAGGTCGCCGATAAACGATTGCCACTCTGGGTCGTGAACAAGGTACTTGTTCCCCTCGATGGCGGGTTGAATGATGTTGCGGATGAAGTGCCAAGTGTCCGACTTCGTCGGATCGTTGTCGTTACCGGCAGACAGCACACCGTTGTGAGCAATCCACAACTCATCGGTTACGAAGTAAGGGTGGCAATTAGTCAGGTCGATGTCGCCGTGAGTCTGCATACGAGCGTGCCAGATGCAGCGTCGGCCTTCGGCATACTGCCGATAGAATTCGATGAATTCTGCGGCGGTAGCCGGAATGGATTTCTTGACAACTACCTTGCCATTCTCGGCATACATAATGCCGAGACCGTCACGGTTTTTGCTGTAGACATCGGTGAGGAAAGCGTCGGTGAAGACTACGTCTTCGGGTTGTTCAACGAGCAAGCACATATTCCATTGTCTCCGTGGTTAGGCAGCGATTTGGTTCTGCTTTGAGCGTTCCCCGATATATCGGAGGAACGTCGCACATTCTTTCGGCATCTTCTTCTGAACGAAGTTCAGAAACCCGGCGGCATTGAGCGACTTTAGGCTCGACTCAGCCGGTCGAGTAAACTCGACAAGGGCATGGACAAACTGGGCGGCGGCAACCACCGCGTCGTACTTCAGGGTTCCCCTGAAAATGCGAAACTCGATGGTGCGGCGATTGGTGAGGTTGATGGCCTCGTACCTATCCATGCTGACGTAAGCATTGCCGAGTTTCTTGGGATGGATTCGGCAGAATCCATTTGAGTAGCGGCGAGCGACTGCTTCGATGAGCCACCGATTATCGGTGTCGTTCACGAAGCACACCATCTTTGAAATCTGAAGATTCGTCATGCCACGCCGTGAAACGTGGACATGGAGACCGCAGGTCTCTGTATTGTGTGACTTCAGGCCGTTGGTAAGCCGGGAGTCGTTGAGGAAACCGAAGGTTTCCGTAATCATCGGCAGCGACATAGGCTGTGTGATGATTTCAAAGCCGTTCCGTAAGGAACCGTCTCGCTCGAAAAACACTCGGTGACCTACGTCACCGTTGTTTATTTTCTCATGCAACCGATTGACGATATGCTTTCGGTCACCATCGGTGACCTCGACCTCCAACTCGACGCCCATGTGCCGACCGTAGGTCGCCGTCCACTTGTCGTCGATAGGCTCTTGCGAGTCTTTCGATGAATGGTAGTCGCCGAGGATCGGCGGTGAGTAGTCTTCGTGGACGTAGCGATTCTCGTCCTCGTCATAGTTGAAGCAATCCGGCGGATTCTCGCCGTCAATCCATGTATCGCCGCCAAACTGGTCGGTAGCCATCACAGCGTCGTAACGGCGGATGTATTCTTCAGAATACTCCGACCAAACGTAGCGGTCTTCGATACATACACGGCAAATGGCATCGTTGCCTACAGATTGCGATTCATCGCAATACTCCAATTCGCCGCAATCGTCGCAAGTAATTAGGTCGAACCGCTCGTTCCGCAAGTACTCATCGACTACGTCGAAGTCCTCGCAACCCTTGGCGAGGTTGTGCATATCACGGACATCGCCGATGTATATGCTGTAACTATTGTGTTCGCACTTCATCACCACATCTACGATGTGGTAGCCCTCGGAAACCGAATGGGCGGCAAATTTCTGTAGAAAGTCCTCGGTATAGACAGATACCGAGGCGCTGATGCCGCTACTACGGCGATTCGCAATCATCACCTGAACAAGTCTCTTGACTTGTTCCGGGTCTCGCCGCAACAAAGTCATAAAATGACGTTGCAGCGTTTCGCGGCCTTTCCCCGTCTCTAGACGGGATGTCAAATACGGCAACTTCAGCAAGTGCATATGCGGGTCTCCATTTACGGGTAGTCCATTCACACTTCCAACCAACCAGTCTGTTTACTGGTTCTGTAAGCACCTTCACAAAACAAGGTGCTTACAGAATCAGTAACCAACCAACCCGGCGACTCTCACCGATGTACTTTGTACACCGGCAAGAGCCACCAGTCAATGGGTCAGTTCCTGACCCACCGTCCCTCGTCGCCGACCGAAAAAGCACCCATCCATTGGATGGAACGAGCCGCGGCCTTAACCTGACCGGGATGCTTTGCCCATTTGGGCAAATAGGCTTTCTTGGCGACATAGGCCATGAAGTTACGCACCTCATCATCGGAACGATGATGGGCAGAAAGGAACCAGTCAGCCAGTCGCACACCGTCAATCCGCTCACGCCGAACCGCCGACAGATTGCCGGACAGCGAATTCGCAAACTTGATGCCACGTTCGAGATGGATGCCCATGTTCGTCTCCGTAGTGTTCAATGTACACCGGCTAAATCCAAGCGAGCCAACCATTGTGCCGATTCAATGGGGGCTGTAAGGGGGGAAGACTCTGTAGGAATTTTTCCTCCCTCACAAATCTCGGGAGGAAAAATTCTGAAAGAGTCAGGGGGATTCAAAGAGACAAGATCTTCTTTATGAAGAAGCAATCTCATATGCCATTAGAGATGCAATTTCTAATGCCAACAGGAGTTGGCATGAAATTGCTTATATCTCTTAATGGCATATAGATTGCATTTGATGCGAGGGTCACACTAGAATCCGGCTATGTACACCGAAAGACACGCCAAACAACGGCAGAAGACAGCCAAATGGGCTGTCTTCGCAGCGGCCTATGTCGAGACCGGCAATGCCACGGCATCGGCCATAAAGGCCGGATATTCCGAAAAAGGAGCCGCCAAGACCGGATGCAAACTCCTAAAGGAGCCGAAGGTTCAGGAGTTCATTGCCTCTACGAGGCAAAAACTTGTGGATAAAGCGGAAGTCAACGCTGAATGGGTCATTCAGCGACTCAAAGAGGAGGCGGCTAGTGCCGAAAACCCTTCTGCAAGGGTTAAGGCACTAGACCTTCTGGCGAAGCATCTCGGCATCTATGCTCCAGAACAGTCACAAGTGACTGTTAACGAAGGTTTTTTTGCCGACATCGGCGACGGCGAGACATCCCATTAAGGGATGTCTTCCCTTCTAGGGAATCGCAAGATGCCGAAGGCATCCTAAAGGCATAGGTGACCTATATCCGCACAAGGTGACATCACGCAGCAGGGGGAGGGGGGTGCTTCCTTGGGCAGCCAGACCCCCGCCCATGAGCCTCTCCACGTTACCTCCTCCTCCCGGTATAAGCGGTTTACCAAGCACGACCCCCGAGTCGTCAAGTTAGCCGAGCGGCTGAAGTCCGACTTCCCCCTATACGCAAAGAAGTTGTTGCGTATTGTCAACAAGCAGGGAAAGATCGTCCCCTTCGGGATGAACCGAGGCCAGCTTCTCGTCCACGAGGAGATTGAGTCTCAGCGCCGTGAGACGGGTAAGGTTCGGGTTCTGATCCTTAAAGCCCGTCAGTTGGGCATCTCGACCTATGTACAGGGGAGATACTTCTGGCGGGTAACGGGTCAGCGGAACAGTTCCGCGTTCGTGCTATCCCATTTGGCGGAATCGACCTCCAGCATCTTTAGGATGGTCAGCTTCTTCTACGACAAGCTTCAGCACCCCTTCTTCAAACCACCCCTTAAAAGCCGCTCACAGGGCTTTATAGCCTTTGGCGGGATTGAGTCGCAGTACCGAGTGGGTACGGCGAGAACCGGCCAGACGGGCCGAGGGCAGACTAACCAGTTCGTCCATGGGTCGGAGGTGGCTTACTACCCCGAAGGTACGGATATCTCGGCTGGCCTCTTACAGACCGTAGGTGACGAGGGGACGGAAGTCATCCTTGAGTCCACAGCCAACGGCATGTCGGGGTAATGAGCGCAGTGCTCCTTTAAAAGAAATCCCCAGTGCTATTTTAAAAGATGATCGCAATCCTGCTACATCATCTTCTCGTGAATCTTCTGCATCGATGGCATCAG